CGGACCTCAATTTGTCGTTGTATTCGTCAACCTTGTTTTCGATGCCTTTTTTGACGGCTTCGCTGAATCCGTCGACACCGCCAACGGATGCGCGTTGATTTTGGACAACTTCGCGAATCGCCTTTTTCATTGTCGATTCGCCAATGTCCAGAACGACACCCCATTTGATTGCGGCGACAACACCGGCGATGTTGCTTTTGGTGGCATTGTCACCGGGGAATTGAGAACCGTCGCCACGATGGCGCGCCGCCCACGCTTCGCGTTCGCGAATCCAATCCAACACGGTTTCCGAATCGTCACCGTCCAAGGCGCGGCCCCAAAGTTTGAACGCGTCGTTGCCGCGGATGTTTCCGCCGGCTTTCCACACGTCCGGGTTGGACGCTTTCAAACGTTCGGCGAATGCCCGGTCGAACCGGTCAAAATTCGAATTCCGCAGGGACACGGCTTTGTCGTCGCCTTTCTTTGGGAAATCCGTCATTGTTCCGCCGGTTCAGGGTCCGCACCGAATGAATCCAACGGGGCCAAATTCAACGGGACAAAATGACGGTCGCCGCCTTCGATTGGATTCAGGTTTTCCAACGCTTCGCGCGCCTCATTGATGGACACGACGCCATCACGAATCAACGCGGTGAAATACTCGCCGCGGGTCTTTGCATCGGCGCGCAACAACGACGCAATGTTGAACCGACATTCGACCGAAGATTGTTCCCGTTCGGCAATCAATTTCACGGTCACCTGTTGTTGAATGCGACGCAACAATGGCGCGATGGTGTACTGTGCAAAGAAAATTGATTGTTGTTCAACGTTGTTGTAGGTCACGGACGAATCCAAGCCAATCAACGCGGGTGAAACTCCAAACGCCGAACAAATCATTTCCGCTTGAAATTTTCGCGTCTGGATGAATTGCGCGGATTCGGGCGCCGTACCAATCCGTTCATACTTCATCCCGTGTTCCAAAATGGCGGTCCGGTGTTGATTGCGCGCGCCGTGATAACGGGCCGCCCATGATGCTGACAAACGTTCAAATTGTTCGTCCGTCAACGCGTGGTCCGTCTGAATGATTCCGGAAACGTTGCCACCTGAACCAAAGAATGTCGAACCGAAGTTTTCCGCGGCCCGTTCAAGGGAAATTGATTCACGGTGTTGTTCAATCAATGACACACCACGGAACCCGCAAACCATGAACAATTCGTCGTCAACGTACACGGTTTCGTTGTCCTCCAAAATGTACGCCGGCCGGCCGTCGGCCAATTCCGTTTCGTTCATGCTTGCCGCGTCAACGTAACGAAGGCCCAAAACACGGGCGTTGTTGTCACGTTCAATCACGGCGAATCCCTTACCGTACAAATAAGCGTCGGATATAATTTTTTCCCAAAGGTCAAACGCGGTCATTCCGGGCGTTGGCGCAACCTTCAAAATTTTGGACAACGGGTGTTCGATTTTCGTTTGACGTTGGCCGTCAACCGCGAACATGTCGACGTCAAGTGACGCGACGGTATGGGCTATCTTCTGAACACACGCGCGGACGGTTGTCGACGCCATCGCCGTTTCGGGCGTCACGACATTTCCCCCAGACGTTCCACCAAATATGGTTTGGGCGCGGGCGGCGCCCAAGGCGTTTCCATACGAACGCGACGCGGGTTGCGGCGCTGAATCTTGAGGGATTTGCACCCGTCCCAACAATCGGTCAAACCATGACATGTTCGCAAAAATGCAAATTCACGTTTGAATTTCCATGTCGATTTGAAAACTTCAATTCACAGATTCCGCACGAATTCAAAAAGAATTGACACGCAAAAACACACGCAAATTGTGAAGGCGACTATTTCAGACGGGGCCATTGATACGGTGGTGGTTGGTTGGACAAAAGTTGCAAAAAATCGGATTGGTCATATATGCCGTTTCCGTTAAAGTCGAACACGGACGCATTCGAACCGGGCGTGACCTCACACCCAAAGTTGTTCAGGAACAACAACAAATCCATGATGAAATCGGACCACATGCGTTTGTGTACGCATGCGGCCCGATTCGCGTTTGGTTTGTTCACTTGTTTTTTGCTTCGTTTTGAAAGGTCATTTCCCGTTTGCCCAAACATTGACGCCGTGAACCATCGCCCCGTACGGTTTGAAAAACTCCGCATTTCGCGTTGTGCCGTTTCGCAACATGACACGACGCGACGGCCGGCCATCTTCGGAAATCCAAACGGCCTTCGCCGTGCGCTTGGTTACTGTGTAGACGCCGCACGGGTGACCGGCTTTGATGGCCGCTGAATTTGTGTAGGTGCGGCCGACTTCGAAACGTGACATTGTTTGTGTGTTTTTATTTGACATGACACAAACATACGCACACAATTCACATGTCACCAAATTTTCGGCAAACTTTTTTCAAATTTTTTCGTCGCGCCATGCGTCGAACGCGTCGTCGTCCGGTGTCGGATGCGGTCGCCATTTCCCAGAACCGCCGCATCGGTCGCAATCAACCCAATGGGGCGAACCGGGCGGTTCAATCCAACCGCCCAACCCCGAACATTCTTCACATTCAGTACACGACGCCATCGACAATTCGCATGTTTTGAAATGAGAACGACCCGGATTTTCGGATGTCTACAAACCCGAATCCGTGGTTCCATTGGTTGTGTTGAAGGTAGTCCGGCGACAAATCGCACAAACAACCGACCGACCACGACGTTGAAATTTTGCCGTTGATGTCTTTGGTTGTGAACTCCGATGTCCGGTGGAAATGACCACAGACGGACGAATGTTGCGTTCTCAAATGCAACCATCGCGCCGGATGTTGGCCGCCTGAACCCCGACCGACTTCATGGCCATGGACAACGAACAATTTTCCAAACCGTGCAATCCGCCAATCTTCGACGTAATTCACCGACAATCCGGCGTCCGACAACACCCGGTCCAAACTGAACGACGGAACACCTAAAAGTTCAGGCGCCCGCGCCGCCAAATACCGGTCAAACCGGTTTTCGTGATTGCCCATTTTCGCCCAAATGTTTGCGTCTGGAAACGCGGTCGCGACGGCGTCGACAAACGATTTCGCCATTTCCAGTTCGTCAACAAACCTTCGTTCGCGCGGGTCTTTTTCAAATGACGACAACGAATAAAAATCCAAAATGTCGCCATTCAACCAAACATCCGTCACTTTTTCTTTCAACCCAAAATCAATCGCGGCGGCGATGGCTTTGTTGTCGTGAAACGGAATGTGAATGTCCGACAAAAACAACACCCGACGCGGCCCGTTGATTTGCAACGGGGCGCGCGTCATGCGCTTGTTCGGTTTCGGCAAATTGAAACGCGATTTCATCCCACGGTTTTTTCAATCGTGCGCCCGGCAAAATACGCGCCGAACACAGTCAACAACAACGTTTCGAAAATCCCGGACGACGTTTCGTCAATTTGGAAAATCGACGGGGCGATTGCGTTTGCAAAAACCAGAATCACAAACCCACACGTCAAGGAAAGCAACACCAACGGTCGAACGTTTTTTGACAACCACGAATCCGATTTCATGTCCACCGACCATTGGCCCGCGACATCCACCCCGACAATTTCGCGTGTTTGACTTAACGCAACATCAAACGCGTCGCGGTCATGTTTTTTGAATGACCGTGTTTCAATCAACGATGCGATTCCGTCCAGTAGAAACCCGGCCGGAATCATGTCGGCAAACGCCCGCAAAACGTCGGGCGCGTGTCGACGCAACCAAACGCCAACGGGCGTCGACCGAATCGTTGTGGCCTTCAACCCCGACGTTCGATTTTGTCGTTCTCCGGCTTGTTTGCTTTGTTGTTTGAAACGATTGCGTTCACCGCGGCGTCCAACCAACCGAAAACCACGACGTCGTCGGCCGTTGTCGGTGTCAAGTTTGCGACGATTTTCGCGATTCCCAGAATGGCCAACAAAAGTTCGGCCCAATTTTGAATGATAAAATCCATTTCGCAATGTTTGAAAAAACCGTTTCATTCCGTGGTTTCATTTTGTAAGGTTGCACAAATACGCGATGTGATTTTTGATGGCCGTTTTGGACGGGTTGCGGTCCTCCATTGGGTGTCGACGATTCAACCGCGCCCGCGTCGCGATTTCGTCCAATTCCGAATCGTCAATTTCCACCGTTGCGTCGTGTAGGTACTCCACAACCAAATCAATTTCAGCAACGTCACCAACACTTTGCAAAACCAAACCGGCCACCATACGACGACGCGCCATGTTTTTTTCATGGTCCGACGAATCCGCCGCCGCCCAAAGTTTGTCGAAATCTTCAACGGTCGACATCTTCAACCCCGTGGTGTTCATCCTCACTAATGACGCCCGCGTGGGCGTACAATCCAACAACCTTCAAAACGGCGCGTGACAACGCGCGTTTTTCAGCCATGGCGAACGGATATTTGGTGCGGTTGTTCTGTGGCGACGCTTCGCCGTACGTTTCAACCGTCAACACGTTGTCCGTTTCTTTGTCGGTGTGTGTGGCCTTTGCTTTAATCACCACGAATCCCGGATTGTCGGACACGACTTCAAAGGTCACGACAACGCCGTGACGCGCTTGAATTTTTTCAATTCCAGTTCGTGTAATGATTGCGAATTGAGGCGACATGAACACGTCGTCGGGCGTCAACCCATTTTCAACAAACAACGTGTTCAGGTGTTCGCGTTGACTTTTGGTCAATTTCTTTTTCATGTCTTTGGCTTTCACATTCCGAATCGTTCGGAACCACAATTTGAACAATGACCCGTCGGGGTGTTGAACGTTGCCGTTTCGCACACCGGACAATAAATTTTCAACGGGACGTTTTGCAAACGGTTAATTTCCATTTCTAATTCAATGATGCGGGCGGCGCGGTCCGCGGCGGCCCCCATGGCCGCGCGACACGCGCGCGCCTCACACGTCAACGCATCGTCCAAGGCGTACGAATGAAGATACAAACGACGAACAAGGTGGACCGCCTTTTGTAAGTGTTGCCGAACGTCATTTGGCAAGTTTCCCCACGTTTCCAATTCGTGTTCAACCAAATCCGCCCAACCGGCCGCGTGTGTCCTCACCCACATTCGGTCCAAAAAATCGCCGTGTGAAGATTCGCGGCGGGCGTTTACGGAACCAATTTTTGAATGTCCGTTTTCAATGTTTGAATCCATTGTTCCAAGGTTGTGATGTGGTCCATATATTCAGACGCCGACGCCACATGGTCGACCGTGAAACGCAATCCCAACATCGTTCCCGTCAAAGATTCGTGCGCGTCATTCCAACGATGTTCGTTCGCGTGTTCCGCCGCCCGTTCCAAATCCTCCACGACCCACATTTGCATTGTTCCGGGCCACCGTGTACGGCCAACCCATTTTGACAACCGCCCAATTCGGTCGGCCATGAATTCGCCGTGGTTTTTTTTGGTTACAAAATCCGATGTCGCAACGGGAAAAATCAACGATTTGGTTTCCATGCGGACAATTTAGGTCCAAAAATTGTTGGTTGTGTGGCAATTGCGAAAATAAAGCGACCCGGCGTTGTTTGTCCGCCGGGTCGCAATGCCTTCAATCAAATTGAAACGCGTCCCCCAGTTCGCCCGCCATGACCAATTCGGTCATGATTTCGCGTTTTGCTTCGCCGGCATGCAAACCGTGGCCGCCTTTGCTTTCAATCCAATCGTTCCATCTGTCCAACCACATCGGGTCGTTGTGGGGGATTATCGGCGTTTTGATGCCTGTGGTTGCCATTTCGTCGGCGGCGTACAATTTGCCCATGTTGAACGCCGCTTCGATGGCGTCGTTCAATTTGTGGATGTCGACTTGAATTTTCATGTGAATGTGTTGTTTGATGTTTGACAATTAGAGCGCGTCACAGAACGCGACAAATTCGGATTCATTCATTCGGGTTTCGAGGACGTCCAGAACGGCCAACAATGATGTGGTCGCGTCGGCGCCGTCCATCTTCATGAGCAAACGCGCGGACGTTTTCAAAATCGCGGTTGGCTTTGCTTCGATTGCCGCGGTCAAACGCGCTTTGGCGGTTGCGTATGCGGTGGCGGTGGGTTGTGTGTTTGTGTTTGACATGACCCAAAGATACGCACACTTTCCACACATCCAAATTTTTTTG